TCAATTCCAGACCTGCTTTGCATCTACGGCCTCAATCGAAAACATTTGATCCGGTTCCATCTGCTGCATCCGCTGCACAAACTGCTCAGCCTCTTCACGCGTGTCGAACATCATCCGGTTGTACAACCGTCCCGCGCGTACCTGGTCGCATCTCCACATCGTCTCGGTCATCACTTTTCCTCCAATTCGGGGGCCATCCCGCAGGATGATTGTTCCTGTTTGCTGCGCAGCCCGCGCCTTAGCCAAGCCTTTAAATCCCCCCACGACTACGAGTACCAGATTACTTTTCGGCCACGATGTCGTCGTTGCCACCGCGCAACGGTGACGGAGCGCAACGTGACGGAGCGCAATGTGACGGAGCGCAATGTGACTGGGGACACGCCGCGCATCTACCTTCACGCCTTGCAGGTCAAGATGGGTGGTGCGTCCAGTACCTTGAGGCCGACGTCAAAACGTCTGTTGGCCGGGGGTATCGCTACTCCCACCTCGACCGCGTCCGCGAGATTCTCACCCGCGCCAGCTCCGACGACACAGCCCGCGAGGAATTTGAGAGCGGCATCCGAAAGTGGGGCATCGGGGCCTGTTTTCTCAATCTCACCGTGGAGCAGTAAAAACGGCTGAAAAGTCATGCCAGACCACGCCAGACAAACTCCTAGCATCCCACATCAAATAGATTCGCCAACTACAACAACTGGGAAACTCCCCGTCGCGTCGAAAGGGTGATCCGTGACGGGGGGGTCTTTTTTGACAACCCAGTTCTCTAGTTGACTCCCGATGGTGAGACATTTAGAAGCTCCGCCACCTTCTCCACGAGTATCCGAGGATCGGATGACGTGGCTGCGTCCGCCGGAATGAAAGTCCACTCTGACACGGGTTCGCCATTCGCAACGACTTTGAGGATCGGGATGGCGATCGTTTGCTCGTGAGCCAACGAAGCAATTTCAAGCGTTTGCTGCAGACTCAATGAGTGGCAGAGCACCACAAGATCGAATCGCCGCTTTTGGAGAAACTTCTTCGCTTCGTTTGGTTTCGCCGCGATAACTTCCGCATCGGTCCGGCGAAGTACGGCAGTTCTGGTAAGAAGCAGTCCATCATCCTGTGAGATAGAAAGAATAGTCCGCATTGCCATTTCTGATCCGAGTCGAAGGCTAATGCGGGGGCGAGATGCCGTCGCGAAATATTTTTCGGCTAGTGCGCGGGAGGCTACTCCTTCCCCGACACAATGTCCAGCAGTAAAAGAGCCGTATTAGGTTATGTCCTCTAAACTCCAGTTATCCAAGAGTTAGCTCGCCTCATTTTTGAGATTGACCAGAAGCTCAAGAGCCTCTGATACGCTCGCTGCGTGCCGAAACCGCCCAAACAAACCGTGCCTTACGTGCCCCACGTCGGTGAACGCTGCAAGCGTCCCGGTTCGGCTTCCATCTGCGAGGTCGACTATGTAAGCAAAGACGGCAGGGAGGTCAACATCCGCCTCAAGGGCATCAACCTGCAATGGTTCCGCGTGGCGGTCTCGAAGCTGATCTGGATCGACAGGAAGTAAGGGCGAAAATCGGTTGCCCGGCGCGGTCGAGATTCACAAGAGCGAGACCTGTTTTGCTATGATGCAACGAGTTGCAAAAAAGAATCTGGCCACGCTTGTGAACGTGGCCAGAGGTTGAAGTGAGAAACCTACGTTGACGGTGCTGCTCCCGAGTACCGAATCTAAGCCCCCCTTGCCCGGGGGCTTAGACCTTATGAAGGTTATCGCCCGCCCCGCTGTCGAGAGCCGATACGGGGGTCGCTATTCTCTAACAAGACTTTGTTTGACGCCTTTTGCCACTTCAAATGCACATCACCAACACTTCTTATTGGACCACAGGTGCGATTGTGGAGGACACCAAGTTTCTGTGGACTTATACAGTTCGTGCCCGTCTTACGAGACAATGCTGATTTGACCTGCTTCGTCCACCAGACAGGAATGGTGCTTTTTTACTGCGTCGATTGCGTGTAGGGCGACTGTGCGCGATTGTGGGCGGAAAGGTTGTGATAATAGCTGGAGGAAGGAATCACAACTCATGACGTTCGAGCTGGAAATCAGATTGGGTAACGACGTGCAAACGGGCGCGGATATTCTGCAAATCTTACACACAACCGATGTCAGCAATACCCGAGGAACTGTCCGTCGGCGACAACGGCAACATCCGCGACCTCAACGGCAGCAAGGTCGGAGAATGGAAGATCACCCGGTGACTATCAGACTTCGCCGCCGCGTGCATCGTGACACCAAAAACGCGCTTCTTTCCCGCATAGCGCCCATCCCCATGGAGGCTCAGCACCGTGCAAGCCCGGCGGCGTCAACCCAAGCGGCTTTAGCGTTCGGTTCAACGAGGCAATCAGTCGATTCTCGCCAGTGATCAGCGGGTTGAAAAGCACAAAGGGGGAGAGGCGCAATCACGGCCTCTCCAATTCTTTCGCAAAAATCACGCAAACTCCTGCTATCGTTGAGTCCTCCTAATAACACTCATCGGTAGATAAATGACGAACACGACTTGGCTAGCGATGGCCACTATGGCCGTTACCAGCATCAGCACGATATCTGCTCCGTTGTTAGCCATATGGCTGACGCCCCGACTCTCCCAACCCAAGGCGATACCTGACACGAATATTCCCGCCAAGCGTAGCCAGAGCAAGGAACCGCTGTTCAAGCGCCTTCTCACTTCAATTTGGTTCGGCCCTGGTTGGGTGATCTGTTTCAACGGCCTTTTCCTTATCCGCAATATCCTTCGTGCAAATCCGCTAACGACCTTAAAGGTGGTGGAAATATGTTTCGATGTCAGCTGGATGATATTCGGTATTTGTTTGTTTTTCATATTGTCCTTACTCAAAATGACATCGCTGTTACAGCAGGTCGACCAGATCTTACGAGATAGCATTGTCGATTTGGGAAGAACAACGGCGCAAATATCCAGAATTAATCAAGAAAAAATCGCTAATTTAGAATCCAAACTTTTTTCCAAATCTCCCAAAAAGCCGCGCCGCCATTAGGTTGTTACATCAACCTGTTTCCGCTGGGCCACGGGTACCGCAAATTGTGTTCGACCAGAATCACCTCTGCCCGCTTTTGATCCTCTGCGGTGTAATTTGGCGTCGCAACTGTCTAAGTAAGGCAGGCCTGTGCGCTCGATGAAGGCGTGTCGCAACGCATTCTCCATGGTGAACGTGCATAGAGCGCTCTCCATGGCGTCCATCGCCTCTGCGTGCCGCTGTGAGGCCGGCAGCCGCTTCACCCCCACTTCTTCCCGCGAAGATACCAGTCCAAGCGCCTGCAGCATCCTATAGAGGCTGGCAACCATACGATTTTCGGCAGTGATCAGCGGGTGAAGGGCCATCGTTCCGTCGCGTCCCTTCACCATCGTCCGAAACTTGCCAGACTTCTGCTGTTTCCTCTTCTCACGGCGGATTGCCAGCAAACTCGAGTGCTGCCGGCAATAATTGCCCAACATCTCGAGGTCTGCATCGGGGTCGACGCTCGTGATCAGCTCTTCCCACTTCTTTTTCGCCTGATAGTCGAGGTCCGAAGGCATTTCAGGCACCGATTTCATTCAAACCCCCTTTTTTCAAACACACTTTTTATGCGATTGCCTTGCCCACGGTTCGCGAACCGTTTTCGTCAAGGATTGCGACCGCCCTCCCCGTGGGCTGTTAGCTCCTTCGAATCTGCTGCCTCATTCGGTCACGAGGGATTCGGTTTGCGCGGCAAGCTTCCGCAACTCCACCAGGAAAGCTTTGCTCTCGTCGTCGGACTCATCGTCTTCGAGCAGGCTACGATCATCCAACTCGTCGTCATCCAGGCCGCCGTCGAACAGGGCTTTCAGGCTCTCGCGGATGGCGCGCTGCGACAGGTCAATGCTCTTGCGGTGAAAGTCGATGTTCTTGAAATGCTTCGTCCGGTCCTCGTCGCTGAGGCTTTTGACCGAGGATATCGTCGCGGACTCGTTCATGGGAAAGGTGACGCAACTGATCTCGTATAGCTTCAGTTCGGTCAAATTGCGCACATCTCCATCCATGGTCGATTGGACGGTTTCATAGCCGATACTCAGGCCCCTGGTGACCCCAGCCTTCATGAAGGTGTACGCCTTCCGCGCTGTCGGATCTGAAAGCTCGAGACTACCTTGGACCTGAAGGCCTGCAGGAATTTCCGTGACTATAGCGCTCCCGATTGGATTGTCGGGTTGGTGCTGCCATAAAATCGGTACCGCTCCTTTTCGGGAATTGAGTGTGCGCGTGAACGCACCGGGGAGGATCTTGTCGCCGCCCAGGTCGACGTTGTTGTAAACCGCGCCCATGCCCACAAACGTACCGTCGGCATTGACGCTCTTGATCTTGAAATTGAAATCTCTTCGTTCCACTTTGGCTCCTCCGATGCGTACCACGTGGGAAACAATTGGGAGGGGCTGGCACCCCATGTGACGAGCCCCCTCCCCTCATCGGCACTATGCCGGTGACTGTGTGAATGTGCCTGTGATCAGCGAGGCCGGCCGCTTGACCACCAAGGCCAGCCGCTTCTCAGCTCTCACAGCGAGCAAGTTTTTAACAAAAAAGTCGCTGTGACTTGTGGATATTTCGACCTGCATCTCCATGCGGTCCCTGATCTCCGAAGCAACCGGATCACCCGAACCCACGAGGAACGTCCCGGCCGCGATGCTTGTGGTCGCCACCGCGGAGAGGCCAAAGATGTTCGGTTGGATCATCGACTGTGGATCACCAAGAATATACCGGCCGAAGCTGTCCTTTTGGAGGCGCATCTTCCACCAGTCGGTCGGGTGCAGGATGATGAAGGTTGGCGCTATTTCCTTCGCTGTCGTGAGTTGCGATATCGAAAGCCCAACCTGGTCAATCCTATTCCATCCGGAAGATGCCGAAAGCAGGGCGGTATTGAATGCGCTCGCCTGCGGAATCAGACCATGGAGGTTTTCGCCCGTATTGTCACCGGAGAGAAGCTGCAACTCTTCCTCGAGGTTCACGTAGTACGGTAAACTGCTCATAATAAATCCGTTAAGCTCCGTCAAATCATCTAACACTTGGCGGGTAGCAGGAAGCCATGTCGCGATCGTTCGAATCTTCTCAGAGCTGCTGATGAAGTTGAGCGCATTCTCCGGCTTGGTCGAAGCCTCCGGTACTGGCGACGCAATGCCCAGCGGAGTGCTCACCCGGATGAAGTCCACCACCGGCAGCAAAGTTGGCCTCGCCGTCAGCACATCGCGCACGGTGAGCGTCTGCCGCGCTTCTGGGGTGATGCCCGGAATGCGGTCGATCTGGAGGACGCCGGTCGTCTGGAAGCCCTGCCCGCTTTCCGTCAGCGTGGTCTTGGTCTGCAGGATGGTGGATGTCGTCTTCGCGTCGAAGTTGAGAATGGCGGTGCCCTTCTTGTCGCGCAACAGCCGGCTCACGTCCTCGTTGGATTTCAGTTGGTCGATGAGCGAGGGCGCATGCACCCCGCCGGCGAGATGGTTGCCTGCCAGCTTGACGTCGATGGCGTCGACCTGGGTTTGCAGTTTGTCGATGACGCTCTTGGGGGCGAGCTCGCCGATACTCTTTTTCAGAGCATCGAGGGCATTTTTCAGCTCCGGATTAATATCCTTGGGGTCCATTTTTGACACTCCTATGCTTTCGTAGAAATTGGGGTTTTGTTATGTCCCCGAGTGCCAGGAGCGGCTCGGACCGGCGATGTTTCGCAGACAGTCTCAGACGCGAGTGCCATGTGGCGGGTCGCGGGACCGTCGGAACGCCTGAACGAATTAGGCCACACCGCCTCGAGTGCTGCAAGCAAATCTTTCGGGTGGGAATCATTTTGGGTCACGCTCGCTGCGAAGAATTCTCGATGCGCGTTTCATATCGCCCACCGTGTACTCGCTTTCCGGGGTGCCTTCGAGGCCAGTCCGTTCGTGGTATGCCCGTTGGAGCGCATCGACGACTCGCAGCGCCTTCGTCGCCATCTTCAGCAAGCGAAGCTTGAAAAGTTCCGGACCAGGATCATCGGGGTTCAATTGACAGGTCCTCCCTTTGGCATCGGCTTGCAAATCCCCTGCCTCACGAAAATCTCGTGATGTCCGTCGACCAGGTCGGTCAGCAGTTGTATCCGGGCGTCCATGAGCCTCGCAAGCTTGTCGAGGGCATCGATCGCCGCGGTTTGTTTTGCCACGATTCGCTCGAGGTCCTCGGCGGTTTCAATTCTGGGATATGTGTTCACTGGCTTTCTCCTTTTGTGTTCGTGGCTGGGAAGCATTGGGGGACACCCCCACCCCCCCAACGACTTCTCCGCCTTCGCGGAGGGAATTTCTGCATTTACTTTGTGAAAACATCCTTTCGGTTGTAGCCATAGTCGAAGTCTTCGGGACGTTCAGAGAATGCAACTTCCCCCGTAAGAGTTCTTGCCTCTAGGGAAACTGCTTCTGCCTCTGCTTCTGTTCCTGCTTCTGATTGCGTTACGTGAGCGTTACGTTCTACCCCTTCATCACGCTTCGTAACGCTTTCGTCACGCTTTGCCTTCTTCCTGTCGCGAAAATTTTGTTGTCGCTCTTTCGCGCGCCTCCTGGATTCTGCCGCGGAGACGATGCTTCGGTACTTCGACGCGTTCAAGACAATCCAACCGCCCGGTACTCGCTCTATGCGGCGCCCTTCGTGGTCTGGGTCGCTGCTGTGAGGGTCCGGAGCCTGCAGCGTCTTCACGGCTGATGCTGCCTCCTCTACGGTCACGTTGGCGCGTCGAGCGAGGTTCGTCCCTGATGCGTATTGACACATGCCGTCTTGGTCCATCGAGGCCAGGAGGGTTATCCAGACTCGTACTGTGGCGTGATCCTCCAGCCATATCGAACTGTCGAGGATTTTGGTGAAGAGCTTGTTATACATTCAGCGCCTCCTCGCAGTGCGGCTCACGGTGTGCGCTGTCATCCGATTACGGTCGAGATGCTCTGCCAGCTCCCTGCAGGTGACCAAGAGGCCCTGAACGCGCAATTTTCGTAATGCTCGGTTGATCACCATGTTCACGGCGCTGATGGTGCTGCCTTCTCGCTCTGCGATCTCCTTGAGGGTCATGGGCTTCACTGTTCCCTCGCCGGCACTGTGCCGCGGTCGATGAGTTCCTGAATGGTCGACGACTTGACCTTCGCGCGGCCGCCGATGTGGACAACCTCGATTTTTCGGGAATACATCCAGTTCTGCATCGTTTTTAGCTTCACTCCGAGCTGTCTCGCCGCTTCTCTAAGCGGTACGAGAATGTCGGGTTGTGTGGCCGCAACTGCAACGTTAAGATTTTTGGACACGCAATGTCCCTCCTGTGCCGGTCACAGTACAACAACTCGGGTGATTCTTAGTCACCCCAACAATCCTTCTTGTGCCTGAAACTGACGGAATGTAGCATGGTTCCGTTCAAAGGTGCACAAATGTCACTTTTTCAGTACAAAGGCTCTAAAGTTTGGAGCTATGAGTTCGTCTTTCACGGACAACGAATCCGAGAGTCTGCACGCACCCGCTCAAAGACGATGGCGAAGAAGATCGAGGATAAGCGGCGATCGGAGTTGGAGAGCGGTGCCGCGGGGATCCGCCCAAAAAAGCATGGGTTGTTATTCTCCACGGCCGCAAAGGACTACATCACCCTGAATGAGCCAACATGGGCGGAGGGCACGCTGCGCTTTGAGAATTACAACCTCAAGCATCTGTTGCCCGTGTTCGGGAAAAGGCTACTTTCCGACATAGAAGACGTCGACGTCGCCCAATACCAGAAGAAGCGGCAAAAGGAAAAAGCCTCTCTGCGAACGGTCAACATGGAAGTGGGGACCCTGAGGGCGATCCTGAGGCGATCGGGACATTGGGCGCGAATTCAGCCAGGCGTAAAGATGTTCAAGCTCAGGGAGAGCAAGGGCCAGACGATGACCGCGGAGGTAAAAGCCGCGATGCTTGAAGCCTGCCGGCGGTCCCGTTCGCGCTCGCTTTACACGTTCGTCGTCACCGTCGCTGAGACCGGTGCGCGCCGCGGCACCATCAAAGGATTGCGCTGGCAACGAGTGGATTTTCTGAACCGCTGCCTCCATGCAGGCAAGGACAAGACGCAGGCCGGCGACGAAAGAATCATTCCATTGAACGACCGGGCCCTGGAATGCCTCGCACTTTGGGCATCCAACTTCCCCAATCGCAAGCCGGAAGATTTCGTGTTCCCCGCGGAGAGGTATGGCGGCAAAGGTCACAAGTTCGGCACGGGGAAAGATTCGGTCGTCTATGGAACCGACCCCACGAAGCCGATGGGCGACATCAAGACGGCTTGGAATGGCGCGAGGCTCGAGGCCGCCCGCATTCTGAAGGGGGACGTGGAGGACGGCGAAGAAATCGAACCTCTCACGTTGCGGATCCACGATTTGAGGCATACGGCCTTCACCGACATGCGCAACAACCGGATACCGCTCGAGAAGATCGCGAAGATTCTCGGTTGGAGCACGTCGCAGATGGTTCGCATGGCGGCCATCTACGGCCACTTCACTCTCGAGGATCTGCGCGAAGGGGTTGAATCCATCCAGTAACGAAAATACCGGGGACTTTACCGGGGACCCCAGATAGTATTTCCGGGCAAATGCGGGCAGTCAGCCGATCTCAAAAACCTCGATAATCACCGCGTATTTAGAGGGTTCGGGCAACTTCGGGCATGTTCGGTGAAAAGGGCTGCTTACGACTCTTAATCGACTGGTCGTAGGTTCGATCCCTACCGCGTCCACCATTTTTACCTCCTTTATAATCAACAACATAATAACTGCTACTCGCCAACCGTGCTAAAACCGTGCTAGCGTTTTCGGTGTTGTATTGCTTCACTCACTCTTAGAACGACGAAAGAGAGACGCCCAATGACCGACGAGATCACGACCCCGAGCACGGTTCAATTAGCTGCGATCCCCAGCATCACAATCTTTGTTCGCCACAAGCCCAGCTGCAAACACGCCGACGCTGGCGACGAGACCTACAAGTTCTGCCGTTGCCCGAAGCATCTCCGGTGGTCAGACCGGACGGGCCAGCATCGCAAATCGGCGAAGACGCGGACCTGGTCAATCGCCGAGGGAGAGCGCTTCAAGATCGAAGCGACCTATCGCAACGCCGACCCGTCGAAGCCGCTGCCGACTGTCGTCGTCAAAGCCGAAGCGCGCCCGACAATCGACCGAGCAATCGAGCTATACATCAGCGACAAGCTGACTCAAGGGCTGGATCACACCGCGCACAAGAAACATGCTCGGGAGCTGGGGCGGTTCTCTGAGTTCATGGCCCAGCGGGGGAAGCACTTCCCGCACGAGATAGTGCTCAGCGACCTGACCGAGTTCCGCGCCGGATGGGTGAACCTCTACGGCTCTTCCGTCACTCGCGCCAAGGTTCAGGAACGGCTGCGGGGCTTTCTGCGTTACTGCTTCAACTCAAAGATGATCGACCAGATTCCACAGTTGTCGCCGATCAAGATTGTGGAGCCGCCGACGTTGCCTCTCACGGAGCGACAGTACGCGAAGCTTTTGGAAGTCCTCGAGGTCGAGTTTCGAAACCCAGAGCGAGTGAAGCGGATGCACGCGCTGGTGAGGCTGATGCGATATAGCGGTCTTGCCATTATGGACGCTGTGACGATTCGACGTGCTGAGTTGGTATGGGACACCCACGCGAAAATGCACAGCGTGGTCACGTCCCGACAGAAGACAGGCACTCACGTATCTGTGCCGCTCCCGCCTGACGTTGCGGCAGAGATCATCGCCGTGATGGAACTGAATGGTCATCCCGATTACATCTTCTGGAATCGAATCGAGGGCAAGCCGAAGGCGGCGGTCGATGTGTGGGAGCGGGCATTCAGACGGGCGTTCAAAGCGGCGGGCATGCCGGACGGTCACTCTCACCAGCTGCGCGACACGTTCGCCGTTGAGCTATTGAAGCACGGCGTGCCGATTGAAGAGGTCAGCAAGTTACTCGGCCACACCTCCATCCGAACGACAGAGAAAAGTTACGCGCCGTGGGTGCAAGCTCGCCAGCAGAGACTCAACTCGCTCGTTGTCGCGACGTGGACGACGACGCCGACACCGACGACGACGCCGACGAAGAAGGGCGGCAAGATTCTCAAGATGGCGTAAACGAAACTTGTCGCGGGGCACTCTGGGCGCTGTATCAATCGAGATACAGCGCCTTTCTGTTTCTATAGGCACAATCGCGCTGGCACTGTGATTCGTGGGTTGGCTCGATCCCCCCAAAGCCCTTAGAAAACGGCTCCCCAGTCGCGCAGAATTGCGCTAGGTGGCGTCGGTGGCTATTTTGTGAGGGTTTACAGCGCCGAATTGCGCCTAGGCGCTGCCACGTTAGCCCATCAGAATCAATAATTTAGGTCAAAATGACCCTTGACGGAACATTGCATCAATATGCGACGCTGAACGCGCGCGTAGCACATTGAAGTACCAAATCAACGACTACCAAGTCGAAGGAGAAAACAAAATGAAAGCCACGAAGAAGACAACACTTTACCTAACGATCCCCCAATGCGATGAACTGGTAAACAACGCCTCCCAACCCAGCGACGGAGCCATCGAAGAGGTGGAAACGTTCGACCCGGACAAGGTCACTTACTACTTCGAATCCGGTGCGGTCGCCACGGTGTCGCGGATCAATGGGACGGTCAGCATCGACCGTTCCGCCGTGGAGGGCGAAATGAAAACGGGCCATTTCAGTTCGAAGGCGGAATGCAGGGAGGCTGTGGCGTCGTCGTCACAGTGAACTAGAGAACCACATCAGCCAAGTCGAAACAAGACCGAGACCGGAGACAAAATCTCCGGTTTTATTGCGTGACCGTGAGCGCCTCGAAAATTAATCTGTGGAAATGTGCCACGAAGAATGTGTAAAAGTCGCGTCTTGGCGCGTGTTCTCCGTCTTCTCCCTCTTCTCACTCCTCTCGCTCTTCTCGCTCTTCTGAACGCCTGTCGAATTGCATTTATGGTGACACAAGCCCCCTTAGACAACAGGGACACAAAACACATTCCACCAAAAGCGATCAGACAAAAAATGAAGCAAGAAGTTATCGAAGAATATCTGACCCCAGAACAAGTCGCCGTGCCTCTTGTATGTTCCCCGAAAACCGTTATTCGCAAGTTCGAGAAGATCCCTGGCGTCATCGATCTCGGAACGCCCGAAGGTCGATTCAAAAGGCGTCGGCGCATTCTGCGTATCCCGCGCTCGGTGCTTGAGAAGTTCCTCGCTGAGAGGCGCGTTCAGTAAATGGAGGATTCGACAGTAGCACGAATGCCCCGCGCTGGCGCTGGCTTTTTTCACATTGAGATGGCAACTTTCCATGTATAGCAAACTCTTCACGAAGATTCTCGACTCCTCAATATGGCTTGAACCGCAGTCAACCCGCATTGTCTGGATAACCATGCTGGCCGCAATGGATCAGGACGGAATGTGCCAATTTGCCTCAGTGTTGAATGTCGCAAGGCGCGCGAACGTGAATGTGGAGGAGGCTACCGCAGCCCTGAAGGTGCTGGAGTCCCCCGACCCTCACTCCTCCGACCCTGACAACGACGGACGCCGTATAGAGCGCGTACCGGGCGGTTGGATCGTCCTGAATGCGACGAAGTACCGAGCCATCGTCAGCGCGAACGAGTCTAGGAGGCTTGCGAAAGAGCGAGCGCAACGATATCGCGACAAGAAGAAGAAGGGCGTGACGAAACGTGACGAAACAGCAGAACGTAACGCTCCCATCACGCAATCAGAAGCAGAAGCAGAGGCAGAAGCAGAAGCAGCTTTCTGTAAAGGGAACAATTCTCTTGGAAGAGAGATGACTCCAGTCAAGACGTTCGCCGATGGACGACCCGACTATGGCTTTGATAAGGAGTTCGCCAAGTAACGCATGAACCAATCGCCGACAGGGAGAAACGATGACAGACGACAACAACTTCGACCACGAACTCCGTGAGCTATTTTCGGCCGAACTGGACCGCTTCATCCGCGATAACGACGGCGGCGCGAAGGCGAGCGAAGGCAAAACACCTCTCGATGAGCGCATCCAACGTTACGCCGCGACGCTGCCTCCAGATCAGAGGGAAGACCTTCTGACGGGCTGGCCATACTTCAGTAGGAACGCCAGCGAGGCCGAACTCGAGAACATCAGTCGCAAGCTCGACCGCGACTTCCCCGAGGGCGCGACGGGGGAAGGCAGGGCCACGAAACGCTTGTTGCGCCAACTTGCCAAATTCAAAACGTTGGACCCGAACGAGGCCGACAAAGTTTTGCAGTCGTGGCGTTACCTCCAGTTGCATTACAGCGAGGCCGAACTTGACCGGATGTTTCCCCGGCGTTCTCGTGAGGAGCGGCGCGAACGCGCGCAGCAGGCACTGCAACGTATATACGACCTCACCGATGGTGAGAGTGGAGACCAGAGCAGCGATAGCGCCTGACGCCATTCTGCGCGGTGGCGAGGCATCGTGGGGAATTGGGCGGCAACTGGAAACATAACTAAAGCACAACAATCAGGAGGATAAAAAACGATGGCGACGAAGAAACAGATGAAACTCGTAGACGGTCATACAGGAAAAATGGAGTGCAAGACGTGCGGGTCAGTTCACTATGCATCCCTGCGACGCGGTGGCGGTTACCACTACGGATCGTGGCAGTGTTCCAGTGAATCCTGCCCAAAGAAAAGGGAAGGAATCATTGCCGCTGGGCGTCTTGCCATAGCAGCGGCCTTCGACGCCGATGAAGGGGAAGACGGCGGAGCTTACCACCTCGATTCTGTAGAAGTGTTGTTTCCCGGTATGAGCCGTGCAGTCGTGCATCAAATCGGCAACGCACTGTACCGCGAAGGCAATGTGTATGTCTCGATTCAAGCAGAAAGCGACTCGAAGATGAGCAGGCTCTATCTATCCTTCGAACGCGGCGACGACTGGTCCAGCGCGGGAGGCAATCGGAACACACGCATGGCAGCGGCAGCATGCCAAAAACTCAAAGAGTCCGGCCTCGACGCTTCGGTGCGTACGTGTCCGATCTACGAGCCATATGGAACCGTGCGAGCGGATGGCCAGATGCTATCCGTGAACCCGCCAAAGAGTCCGGCCCAAAGTGGCATTTAGAAAGCCGAAGCGCAACGAATCCAGGAAGGTGGCCATTCCGCGCGACGGCGGCCCATCGTAGCGCAAGGGTCGAGAGGGGCGAAGGGGTCCGGGGGTGGTGAGCGGACCTGCCAACCCAAAGCCGTGACCAGTGTGGGCCCGAGCGTGTGAGGGCGCATGTTTTTGGGATTTTCCGCACTATGGCCATTTTCAGGAGCGCAGGATGTTTTGCAGATATGCCGGACTGAGCAATTCGTTGAACGCATCATCGGGGTCCTGCTTTGGACGTAGCTCGGTCGGGAGAATGCAAAGGTGTGCGACTGGCTTGCCGTGGCGCTCGATGATGATCAGTTCGCCGCCTTCGGCCAGCCGGATCAATTTCGCAAGATTGTTTTTTGCGGAAGCAACACTGACGTTCATAACTTTTATTGTGGACAACTCGTAACAGAAAGGGAAACAAAAAACATGCAAAGCAACGACGTGGCAGTAGCGGCACTCGCAACCGACCTCGACAAAATGCCGAGCGGCGAAGACATCATCCAACGCCTTTTGACCGGAGTGGTGTTGCTCCAGAAGAAGACCGCCGAACTCGAGATGAAGCTCGACCAGGTGACCGACCAGATGACGGCGCTCGTCATCCTCGTCGACTCCGACCACGCGGCGCTCATGGTTCTCATGGGCCAGAGGCAGGCGGTAGCAGAAGGGAAAGTGCATTGAGAAAGGTACTCCGCTTGAATGCCCTCCGCCGCCGCGCCGCCGCGCTCGGAACCGATATTTACCACGTCGTACAACTCGATGCGGCGCTGACAAAAAATGGCTTCCACTCACCCCGCGCGCGTGTCATACTTCGTCCTGACACTCCAGCGTTCGGCACTGCCGCAGCAAGGGCAATGTCGCAGGGTTCGCAGGGAGCAGCCACGATCATTCGTAAGCCACTGGCTTAGGAAATCTTATTGGAGTGTCCAAAATGGAAAATGAAATGAAGTCCGTTCTCGACGGCATCAAAGGGTCCGTCGAATCCCTTGTCGCGCAACAGAAGGCACAGCAGGCCCAGCTCGACGCCCAAGATATTCGCTTCGCCGACAAGATTGGAAACGATTCGCGGCCACCTGCATTTCTCGAACAACTGAAATCGAACGAAGGCTTCCAGCGGCTCGTGCATGACCGCCGTGGCCGTGCCATCATCACTCTGACCGGCAAAGATGCCGCAGCGATGCTAGAGCGAAAGACCACCCTGACAGCGTCGGGACAAGGCTTCCAGACCACAGGGGTCATGCCGATTGACCGCACGCCCGGTATCACCCCCGAGGCACGCCAGCAGCTGACGGTGAGAGATGCTCTGTCGGCTCGGCCCACCACGATGGCGGTCGTGGACTTTGTGAAGGTCACCTCGCCGATGACGATTGCTTCACCTGTTGCCGAAGCGTCGACCAAGCCGGAGAACGCCGTCACCTTCAGCAGCAGCAGCGAGAAGGTGCGCACTATCGCCACGTGGATTCCAGCAACCAAACAAATTCTGGACGACTTCACCGAGCTGGCCAGCTTCCTCCAGAACTCGCTGACGTATTACGTCAACCTCGAGGAAGAGTTGCAGCTTCTGTCTGGCGACAATACCGGCGAGAACCTTCATGGCCTTATCCCGCAGGCGAGCGCATTCAATACCGGCCTTCTGTCGGCGGCGGCTGGATGGAATCGGATCGACATAGTCGGGCGTGCGATTCAACAGCTTACGACGGCAAAGGAAATCCCGCCGACGTTCGTTGTCATGCACCCCACCGATTGGTGGAGCATCAGGCTCACGAAGGACAGTTTCGGGCGCTATCTCATCGGCGATCCACAGACGAGTGCGAACGCGAACCTGTTCGACTTGCAGGTGATTCCAACCACCAGCATCGCGTCTGGAACTTTCCTTGTCGGTTCCGGCAATCCCGCTGCGGCAGAAATCAGGGATCGCATGGAGCTCCAGTTCGAAGTGTCGACCGAGCATCAGGACTACTTCGTGAAGAACCTCGTGGCTTGCAGAGCAGAAAAACGGCTGGCGTTGGTGGTCAAACGCGCGGCATCTTTCGTGACCGGAACATTCAACACTTCGCCCGCTGGCCAATAAGGGAGACGGACGATGCAGACACGTGACTATACCCTCAAAGTAAAGGCGCTCGGCGATGAAACGTCGGGCTCCTTTCAAGGTCTGGCGTCCCCTTACGGGGGGCCGCCTGATCTGGTGGGCGACATCATCGCGCCCGGCGCATACAAACAGGCAATACAACAGCAGGGCGCGGGCTACCCGTTGCTCTGGAGCCACAAACAGGATGAACCGATTGGCATCGCGAAGGTGTCCGACTCCCCGGCGGGGTTAGTCGTCGACGGCAAGCTGCTGATGACCGACAGCGGCGCGCAGCGTGCTTATAACTTCATGAAGGCCGGTATCGTCAGGGGCTTATCGATTGGGTATCAGGTTGATCCCGCCAAGGTGACCTACGGCGACGATGGCACACGGACGTTGAAAGAGGTTCGGCTTTTCGAAATCAGCCTGACCAGCGTGCCGTGCGCACCGACCGCGCAGGTTACCAGCGTGAAGTCGCTCTCACAGGTCGAGCGTCTTTTGGCCGGGGTCAAGCGTGCCGATGTCACCGGCGACGCCGCCGCGCAGCTGCGCAGCATCGATGCCACGTTGAAGAGCCTGCTCCGCAAGAACACGCTCTGCGACTGCGACTGCGAAGAGTGTCTGGCTGGCGACTGCGAGGACTGCTCTGATGATGAGTGCACTGATCCCAACTGCGAGGGCAGCATGAAGGCGAGGAAGGCGCGACAGGAAGAGTTGGCGTTGCTGAAGTCGTTCGCCATGGAGTTGAAGTCCATCGCAGGTGGTTCCATTTGA